GACGGAGCACCGCAGGCGCTCGTGGTTGGCGACAACATGCTCGGTCTGTTCGTGGTCGAGAAGCTGAGCGAAGACTGGCGGCGCATCGACGGACGCGGCCAAATCATTGTGGCAAGCGTCAGCCTTCAACTTAAGGAATACGCAGAGTGAACGAATTCGACGTAACCGCCACGAGCGGAGAGATCAACTTTGCACCGAACTCGGTGATCGAGGAAGTGACGCAGAACGTCCGGACGATTATCAGCACCCTCAAAGGTACGGTGCCATTGGATCGGACATTCGGCGTAGACGGTTCAATCATCGACAGGCCGATCCCGATTGCGCAAGCAATGATGCGCCAAGATATTGTAAACGCGATCAGGCAGTATGAGCCAAGAGCTGTTATTGTATCGATCACATTCAGTGACCCGTCTGCCACAATAGACGGACTGCTTAAACCAACAGTAAGGATCCGCATCAATGGCTAATCCACCATCGGTAGACTTCACCGGGAAAGCACCCGGTGAAATCGAAGCCTCAATCATCACACTGTACGAGGCTACATCTGGCCGGAAGATTTATCCCGGTGATCCGGTTCGGCTGTTTCTTGAAACCATTGCTGCGATCATCGTTCAACAGCGAGTGCTGATCGATTTCAGTGCCAAGCAAAACCTGCTGTTTTATAGCAGCGGGAACTATCTGGATCAGATCGGCTACATGTACGGCGACGATACAGAGCGCCTGCCAGCATCAGAGGCGATTGTCACACTGCGCTATACAATAGCGGCTCCGCAGTTGTCGGTGTTCACGGTGCCAGTTGGAGAGCAAGCAACGGACGGCAAGATCATCTTCGCAACGACCACCGAGCTGAACATTCCACCGGGATCCCTCTTTGGTGATGTGACAGCAAAAGCGCTGATTGCAGGCACTGCGGCAAACGGACTCCTGCCGGGACAGATCAAGACGCAGGTGCAGCCACGACCACTGGTGCAGGCAGTCGCGAACGTCACCACATCGAGCGGCGGTTCAGCCATCGAAGACGATGAGAACTACCGCGAGCGGATCCGGCTTGCCCCCGGCCAGTTCAGTGTTGCAGGTCCAACTGCAGCGTATGAGTTTTGGGCGCGATCAGCCAGTCAGGAGATCGATAGCGTAGGCGTGGACAGTCCTGTGCCGGGTGAGGTCAAGATTTACCCGTTGATGCGTGGCGGAGTCCTGCCAACGAACGACATCCTGCAAGCTGTCGACGCGGTACTGAACAGCGACAACATCCGGCCACTGACAGACAAGGTCGAAGTTTTAGCGCCAAACGCTGTAAACTATAACATCGACGTGCAATACTGGATTAATAGCCAAGTCACGACCAACACAGCAGCAGTCCAGTCCGCAGTGCAGGCTGCGGTTCAGGCTTATGCCGCATGGCAGAAGTCACGGATCGGTCAGGACATTGTGCCGGATGAGCTGACCAAGCGAATGATCAGCGCTGGTGCGAAGCGGGTGAATATAGTAGAACCAGTATTCACGCCAGTTATGCCGTCCGAAGTTGCGCAAGACGTGATTATTAATGTGAATTTTCAAGGGTTAGAGAATGCGTAATATTCAAACGCTGCAGCTTTCAGATTTGATACCATCGAGTATCGCCAGCGATCCGCAGGTTGTCTCTGCGATTGCGGCTATCGACGCAGAGCTGCAAGCCGTATCTGCGCAAATTGAAGTCGTCACGCTCATCGCTCGCATTGATGAGCTGGACGGACCAACGCTGGATCAGCTCGCGTGGCATTTCAACGTGCCGTTTTATAGCGACGACTTCTCAGTCGTTCAAAAGCGCGGAGCCGTGAAGCGAGCCGTCTATTGGCGACGGATCTCCGGGACCAAGTCCGCAGTGGTCGAGGCGCTGAAGTCTATCCAGTACAACACCGAAGTCACTGAGTGGTTCGAGGAAAGCGGAGTCCCGTACACGTTCGCAGTCGATATCGATACCGAAGATGCAGACGTATCGTCAAACTTCCTCGCGGACGTGCTGTCGCTCATCAACGCCACAAAAAACACCCGGAGCCACCTATCGCGGCTGCGCGTAGCCATGAATCCACCAGTGAACGGTATCGCAGGTGTTGGTCAGCAAATTGGCCTGTACTGCGCGACAGGCGGACCACTTCAGGTGCTCGGCGGCATATCATACCCGCCAGTCAAGCTGGAAGCTGACGCCTACGCCGTGCCGTATGCTGAAGGCGATCTGACGCAGCCTCTGCCTGTTTATTTTGCAATCGGTAACTCAATCGGCAACGCAAAAATATACAAGTCAGACGGTCAGAGTTTTACAGCGCTGGCAGATCCAGACGTTCAGTCAGGATCGTTAATTTATAGCGTTGATTTCAGCCCGAACGCTGACTATTTGGCTGTGGCGCGCAACGGTTCGCCGGGAATTTATATTTACAAGAGAACAGGCGACACTTTCACCAAACTGGCTGATCCTTCTGGCGTTCCGGGAACGTCAGGCGGCGGCGCTAAGTTTGACGCGTCTGGCGAATATTTGGCAGTGTCAAGAAATGGCGGCATGAGTATTTTTCGGCGCAGCGGTGACACATTCACACTGCAGTCGAACCCGTCCGGCGCGATGTTTTCAAACGGCACCGCGTCCGCGTGGAATTCAAACGGCAGCATTCTGGCCCTTTGCAACTATCAGGAACAGCCATATTTATTTTCGCGCATCGGCGCAGCATTCACAAAAATACCGTTCCCAACCACGGCGCTGCCAGTGTACGCCAACGGGGTTGCGTTCAGCCCAGTTTCCGACTTAATGGTTTGCGCGCACAAAGACGCGCCGCGCGTCAGCGTTTCAAGCGTTACGGCAGGCGTTCACACCAGACACGCAGATCCGGCAGTTCTGCCAACGATCCAAGCGGAAGCCGTGGCTTTTAACCCAACTGGCGATCTAGTTGTTGTTGGTGCGCAGGATGGCTTGTTTATTTACACAGTCAGCGGCACAACCCTGACGCGGATCAGCAATCCGGCAGGCGCACCAACAAACGTTTTATCTGTGGCGTTTAATCCTGACGGCACGGTTTTAACTTTAGGCACAACAAACGCGCCGCATGTGTTCACGTATGCAGTCAGCGGTACAACGCTGACACAGATCAGCAATCCGCCATCGATACCGGGGCAGGCCGTTCGGGGCATCGATTTTTCATAATTTAAAGGATAGGACATGAGCTACATCACGCTTATTACAAACGCTGGACTGGCAAAGATCACCGCCGCTCTTGGTAGCGGCAACATGATCACTATGGGCCAGATTGCTGTCGGTGACGGCAACGGCAGCCCAACGATCCCTAGTCAGACACAGACAGGTCTTGTGCACGAAGTCTACCGCGCCAACGCCAACCAGATCGCGATCAATGCGGACGGAAAGCTAGTGGCGGAGCTGCTGATCCCGCAGACGGTCGGCGGCTTCACTGTGCGCGAGATTGGACTGTATGACGCGGACGGTGACCTGTTCGCTTACGGCTCAACGCCAGCACTGCAAAAGCCGACACTGGCCGAGAATGCTGCAGCTGAAATGATCATGCGACTAATCGTGGAGATCAGCAACAGCTCGGTCATTGCCGTATCGGTCAACAGCTCCATCATCGCGACTCGTGACTGGGTGGAAGCGAACTTTGCATTCGGTGCGCAGTTCCCCGGTGGCACGGTCGGCCAGATCCTCGCCAAGAAATCCAATGTCGACGGCGATACCGAATGGAAGGATCCGACGACAGTAAACGTGACCGTTGACGTTATCGAGGAAAGCCAGACGCTGACCGCCATTCAGACAGTGGTAGTGCTCGCCACCACCACAACAACTGGCCTCGCTGTTTACGTCGACGGGATCCGCTTGCCACGGTCGCGGTACTCGGTGAACTCGGCGACACAGATCACGCTCACACAGACATACCCGGCAGGGACAATCATAACGCTCGTCCAGAACGAACCGTCAGCACAGATCCAAGCGGTGCCAATCGGTCAGATCGTCATGCTCGGCCTTTCAGCGAACCCGTCTACATTGTTCGGATACGGCACATGGGCGCGAGTTGCAGAAGGCCGCGCTCTGTTCGGGTACAACGCATCAGACGCCGACTTCAATGAGTTAGGCAAGATCGGTGGTCAGAAGCTCCATGCGCACAGCGGAACCACTGAAAGCGCAGGCAACCACAACCACGGCGGCTCAACTGGCAACGCCGGATCACATAGTCACTCAGGAGCTACACAGGGCGGCGGCGGCCATACTCACGGCGGCAATACAGGCGCAGGCGGTGATCACAACCACGGCGGTACCAGTGGTTCGACGATCCTGACGCTCGACCAAATCCCGTCGCATACGCACAACACCTCGAGCTTCAGCGGCCAAGGTTCAACGCTTATTTCTGAACCGTGGGAAGGCAACTACGGCGGCGGCGATACCACGAGCGCGTCCGGTGGTGGCGGTGGTCACAACCACACCATATCAGCTAGTGGAACCCACGTTCACTCGATTGCAGCCGCAGCGGATCACGCTCACAGCATTACGGCTGACGGTGTTCACGGTCACACTATCGGTGGCGACGGAACACACACCCACGTTTTAAATACAGCACAAACCACAAGTCTGCCGCCATACTTCACGGTGGCACTGTGGCAACGTACAGCATAACCATAGGAGCGATACTTGATTGAGATCACTTGAACTATTAGCGGCCACCGGGATAGTGCTCCCGTTTGCATTAGCTACACCGCCAGTTGGATGGCTGCTCTGCAATGGCGCGGTATTAACCGCAGGAGCAGCCGACCACCTTCGTGCGCAATTAATCGCAGCAGGCAATCCGTATGGCTTCAGCGGTTCGGATCCAAAGCTGCCGGATATGCGCGGCGAGTTCCCTCGAGGTGTCGATGCCGGGCGTGGTGTCGACACAGGCCGCACCCTTGGTAGCGCCCAAAAAGGCACGATGCTGGCAATCGATGACACTGGTGCGTCAGCGGGTACACCCGGCACATCCGGCTACGTTCCAGCATCGACAACGACACTGATCAGCAACGACCTAGCAACGGCAGCCGGGCGGGTAGGTGCTGACGTGTCTAGCCGGGCAGAATATCCAGACACGATTGAGGCTTACGTCAATGCAACCAACGTGGATACGTCAGCTTTTTTTGTTGGTGTGTCGCGGCCTCGGAATTTAGCTTTGAATTTTATTATAAAAACTTGATATTTCCCGATTCTTCCTTTCTGCCATTGACATGGTGATGTATCATTTCAGGAAAATACATCAAGGGGATCTGGTTTGAATGACATACTGAAGTTTTGGCCGTTGATTACTGCGATCATTGCTGGGTTTGGATATTTGCTGGTCTTGACATTCCAAGTGTCAAGAAAATTTGCTGAACTCGAAATCAGGATAGCGCAGTCAATCGACGAGAAACGTGCGACCGAAATCGCTCGGCACGAGGTAGGTCAGCTCAAGGCGGACCTGAAAGAGTTAAATACAACCATTCACGCAGTTGTCCGTGAATTTGATCAGAAAGCATACGAGCTGGCGATCCAGCTTGCGCATGATAAGCGGGGCGCAGAATGAGCAGCAATACGGTTTTAATTGTGGACGATTCTGAGGTTGAGCGGATCGCTTTCTGCCGGGCATTTGAGCGGCACGGTATACGCGCAGTTTCGACTGGCGACGTTACCGAAGTGCTACCACTTGCGCTAGGCTTTGAGCCTGACTTCATTCTTTTGGATCTTTACATGCCAAACAAGACAGGCTTCGAGATTTGCGCCCAACTTAAGAAAGACGACCGAACACAGAATATCCCGATCATGTTTGTGACGGCATCGGATGACGTCAACGACGCGGTCAAGTCGATCCATTTCGGTGTGATCGATTACATTCATAAACCGACCAGCATCGACCAACTGGTGGCCACAGTCCTTAAGCACAAAGTCATCAACACTATCCAGAGCAGCTGGCAACCATTCCGCCAAGCGCTGATGGACTTCTCAAGGAAATATCCAACATGAACCACTTAGACACACTGGCACGGACGCTATACGGTGAGGCAGAGGCAGGTGACATTACCGACGCCAAAGCCATCGCCTGCGTTATTTTGAACCGGGTGAAGTACCCGAACTGGCCGAACACGATCAGTGCCGTCTGCATGCAGGCGTGGCAGTTCAGCTGCTGGAATGCGGACAACCCTCGCCGCCAGCACATGATCGAAGCGAACCCGGCCAATACGCCGTGGCTGCGCGAGTGCTATGCCGTTGCGCAGTTGGCCGTCGACGGCAAGCTGGCTGACATCACCACAGGCTCCACTCACTACTGGGCGACCTACATCAAGGAGCCGAAGTGGGCCAAGGGCAAGACCCCGGTATTTGAAACTCCGGGCGGTCGGTACAATCACCTATTCTACAACGACATCGACACCAAGCCGCCTCAGACGGCAGCAGAAGCGCTCGATCAGGTTCGGCCACTGGCAGTCACCAGAACAGCTGTAAGCGCGCAAGTGAGCGCGGCAAGCGTCACGGCAAGCGGTGTTATCGAGGCAGTGACCACCGCGCAGACTCAGATCACCCCGCTCGTTCAGTACGGGGAGATTTTCAAGTACGCGTTTCTGGCGCTGGCACTCCTGTCAATCGGGTATACCTTCTATGCGCGGTTTGCAGACCGCAAGGACGGCATCCGATGAGCGCCCGGCTGTCCTTGGTTGTTGGATTGATGATGGCCGGAGCGTTGAGCTTGGCCCTCTGGATCGCGTTTGACGCTGGCAAGGATGCTGGCAGGGACGCGACCCTGACTGAAGTCGCACAGCGGGATGCATTGCTGCGAGTCGAGTACGATAGCGCAACCCGGCTGGCTCATATTGCACAGCAAGAGCTGACAGCGAAGGTCCAGAAGCTCGAGCGGGAGCTGGCCGAGCAGAAGCCAGAGACTGAAATCATTTATCAAACAATTACCAAAGAGGTCGTTAAATATGCTCAAAGCCCTGCCAATACTGGCTGTATCGCTGATCCTGACTTCGTGCGCCTCTGGAACTCCGCAAAGGACGGTCGAGATCCAGCGCCAACCAGTCCCGGTGAGCGAGGCGACACTAGCGCCATGCCGACTACCAGACGCGACACTGAAGCCGGGCGACCAAAAGTCGGTCATCCTCTTGATCTGGTCCGACTACGCGAAACAAGCGAGGGACTGCGCTGATCGCCACCGGGTACTGGCGGGAGCCGTCAGGGACCACAATGATCTAGCAGGCAGCGACACGGATAGTGGGACCAAGTAGCGGAACCACCGCCAACCAGCCAAAAAGCTAAGTCTTTGCAAAGTCACCGCAATTAAACCTGTGGTGGCTTTTTCCATAATCATGCACAATCATATTCTGGCATCACTACCACTCCCGATTGATCCCGCAAACCCTAGCCATTCCAACGATTTAAGCCATTGCACAGCCAAGCCACTGTTGGTACCACTCAATCAGTTAGTGAAACCAAAAGAGACACAAGTGGCAGCCCTAAACGACACCACCATCCGAGCCGCGATCCGCGAAACACAGAGCACCAACAAGCCGAGAAAGCGGGACTGACAAAAGAGGAACGTGACCTGCTGCAAAATCATGCGCGGCATGACGTCAGCTCGAGGCATTATGACCGATACGAATACCTAGAAGAAAAGCGGAAAGCGGTAGCGAAATGGGGCGCATGGATAGCACCCCATCTGGCTTAGTTGATGCCAAGCTCGGCAGTCAGAGTGATATCACCGACGCTCGAGTTATTGATTGGGATCGGCGCATAAACGTCCGTGTCGGCGGCATAGGTCTGCACCAGAGCCGGAGACAGGCCAGTGAACGTCGAACCTGTCCGGCCAGAGTACGTGTACTCATCTGAGCCGACGCGCACAGTACCAGTCGAAGGTGCTGCAGCGGTGGCGGTTCCAATCGTGAGCACAGTGCCACCGGAAGCGTTGGTGCCAGCGGTCTTGTGCTTCGAGCGGATCAGTTCACGAGTGATGAACGTCGAGCCAGCAAACACGGAGTACCAGCTGCCGTTCGTGCCTGCTGGAAAGCCAGCAATAGTCACGTTAGACGCTACGCGCTTGCGGCTTGCAGCAGCACCAAACGTGGCTGCAGCTTGAGCGCCAGAGATCACGTTTGCTGTGCCAGATGCGCCCGGATCGCCGGAGTGGATCTTAATAGTGTCCGGCGCGATGGCGTTGAGCATCGAGTGGACAGCGGTGTCGGAAAAATTGCTCATTCAAGAGTCTCCCATAAATTGTCAATTAAAGTGCAGGCGCACCAGTTGAGTCTATCACAACGGCAACGTATCGAACCGGATCAATAGATCCCCGGCTGCGAATTTAGGTGTAGGCGAACCGTTCAACACTGTCCGCGCATTTTTAAGCGTACCCATGATCATCGGATTACCGCCAGTGGCAGAGTCCATCAAGCGCCAGTGCGTAATCAAACCCCACACATCAGTCGGCGCAGGGAACGTGATCGGAATGTTATTTGAAGACGGGCCACTGCCAGTGCTGGCAGTCGTCGTGCCTTCGCCCTGTGTGCCTGACCAGTTAGCTGTAGATGACGAGATCGCCACCCGCGCATAGTTGCCGCCAGTCACCTCGACCCATTCAGCATCGTCCGGATTAGCAGGAACCGAAGTGTAGAGCGCAACATAGAGCGTAGCAGGCGCGGTGTAAGGGATGCCGCGAAGCACAGCGTCAGTGATTTTGTTGCGTAAAAACTTTGCGACCATAGTCATTAATTCAGTCTCCCGTTAGTTGGGCGAATATCGATCTCGCCAGTGAATAAGAACGACAAAGCGCCAGTCGCATCCATGATCGCAAGTTCGTGCTGATACTTGCCGCGAAGGTTCTGCACGGACTCCCGAGGGATCGTGATCTTTAACCCGGTCACGGTGTTTACTATGCCATCACCAAGCGATAGCTCGACAAGGTTCGGCACGGTCGCGGAAGACTGGCCAAACTGTCCAGATTGAGCCTTGCTCGATACATAGATCGCATACTTGGCGCTGAGGATTTCAGGCACAGGTGCGGCGATCACAATGTCAAGTGCAGTGTCCGCGTATTGGTGGATCCACTCGTTATAAACTGGCGGTTTGTCCATAGGTTTATAGCCTCAAAAGATTTTGGTTTAATTTCAAAGGTGGCGCGACGGTACTCGGTCGGCACTGGCGTCTGCTTGCCGCGAATGTTTGCAGACGAGTATACACTGGCGAAGCTCATAACATAGCCATCATGCGCCACAGCATATGCACTGTTGCACGATGGCTCGAGGAACACGCCAAGATGCAGCTCAGCCTGACCAATCCGGGCAACGCCAGAGCCGAAGCCTGAAGCCTCACCCT